TTATTGACAGGATGTCGGATGATTTTAAACCTGAGCTTGTCAGATCAAACGCAAAAGAAGTTAAATTTTCACATAATGATTCAGGCTACAGACTATACACAGCAGGGTCTCCAGAGGCTGGCAGAGGAACTACACCTACAATATTACATTGTTCAGAGTGTGCTTTCTGGCAAAACGATGACAAAATTTTAGCTGGACTATTTCAGGGTGTATCATCTTCAGATGGCACTGAGATTATATTAGAGTCTACAGCTAATGGTGCTACTGGTGCTTTTTACAGAATGTGGAAGGCGGCTGAGAGAGGAGAGAACGACTACGTTCCTATATTTCTTCCTTGGTTTATGACCAAAAAGTACACTATGAATCCTCCAGATAATTTTGAGAGAACTATAGAAGAGAATGAAATAGCCGAAGAGTTTGGACTAAATGATAGCCAACTTTGGTGGAGAAGAATGAAGATAGGTGAGGGAGGAGAGTCTAAGTTTAGACAAGAATACCCATCTACAGCTGAAGAAGCTTTTGTAGTATCAGGTAAAAATGTATTTAATGTAGAAAAATTAAACAAACTTGACACTAAGGCTCCTATTGCTTTAAGAGAATTTAACACATCATTGTCTAGTTGGGAAGATCATAGAGAAGGTAATCTATCAATATGGAAGTCTCCCGGCTTTGACGAAAAGTTTATTATTGGTGCTGATGTTTCATTAGGAGTTGGTCAAGACTATTCAGTTGCTGTTGTATTAAATTCAAAAAGACAAATTGTCGCCCTCTACAGGGACAATCATGTTGATCCGGCTGTTTTTGGAAGAGATTTATTTTATCTAGGAAGATACTTTAATAACGCTCTTCTTGCAGTAGAGTCAAACTCTATGGGAGTTTCTACTTTGCAAAAACTAAAGGAAATGAAATACGTTAATTTATATTATCAAACTCAAATTGCTAATCTTACAGATGAAGATGGTGTTAGACTTGGTTTTAGGACTACAAGTGCTTCTAAGCCAGCTATAATATCTAATTTAAAAAATTGGATAGATAACGATGAGGTTGCCATATGGTCTACAGATGTCGTTAATGAGTTAAGAGATTATGTGTCAGATGACAAAGGTAAAACTAATGCATCTAAAGGGTCTACAGATGATTCTGTAATGGCTCTTGCAATTGCTGCAGAAGTTTACAGGACACATATTCATAGGCTAAGTACTGAAAGAGTAGGATTTGATAATGTATATATCCCTGAAAGACAAACTAATTGGATTTAATTATGGATAAGAAAAACAAGAGAGTTACTGACGAAGAAATAACGAGTATTATTAACGACTCGATTAGACAAGCGGTAGGTAGCTTTTCGTCTGGTTCTGAATTGCAAGAGCAAAGAGAATCGGCTATAAATTATTATACGCAACAAGCAAAAGGAAATTTATACCCACAGGGTGTGTCTAAAGTTGTTACCTCAGATACAATGGAGATTGTAGACTCTTACTTAGCTGTAATTTCTGAACTTATGTTATCAAATGGTAAAATTGCAAAATTTAACCCATCTGATCCTAGTCAAACAATAGCAGCAGGTCTTGCATCTGAGTTGACTAATCATTGTATATTTACAAAAAATAACGGTTGGGTACAACTTAACACTTGGATAAAAGCAGCGTTGCTTTTTAAAAATGCAGTTATAAGATGGAAATGGGAAAGCTATTCAAACACTAAAGTAGAAGAATACGAAAATATTTCTATTCTTGAGCTTGATGCTATTCTAGCTGAGGGTGATGCAGAAGTTATTGAAATTAGAGTCGGAGAGGGAGTAGATCCAGAAACTGGAGAAGAAGTTTACGAATATGTATCTGTAAGAAAAGAAGTTGACAAATCTAAGGTTTGTCTTGAAAACATACCACCTGAGTCTTTTATGATTAACAGGGGCGCTACAGATATTGAAAGTGCAAATTTTGTAGGAATACAAACAGAAATGACATTGTCTGAACTCAGAGAGATGGGTTTTGATGTTGCCGATGATATTGGCGAAGGAGTTGAAGCTAATAACTTTAGCTTTGATTACGAATCATCTGTAAGACAGGCAATAAACGAAGTAGAGCAAAACTTCCACGATGATTTTATGGGAGTTGCTAATAGGGAAGTAATTGTTACCGAGTCTTGGATTCGAGTTGATAGAGATGGTGACGGAGTTGCTGAACTAAAAAGATTTATAACAGTAGGTGAAGAAGTATTACTAGAAGAGTACGCTGACAGTATACCTTTAGCCTCTATAAACCCAATTGAGATACCTTATTCTTTTTATGGTATGTCGATAGCAGATGCAACTAAGAGTGCAACTGAGATCAAGACAACTATAACCAGAGGTATGATTGAGAACGTATATCTGTCTAATTATGGAAGAACATTAGCAGATCCAAATACGGTAGACTTTAGAGCACTACAAAGTCCTGAACCACATCAGATTATCCCAACTAATGGGTCTCCGATGAGTTCTGTGCATACTTTGGTGCCAGCTCAACTAGCACCGTCTACCTTTTCTTTGTTAGAATACATGAACACCGAAAAAGAAATGGCTACTGGTATGACCAGAGCCGCCCAAGGTGTTAATGAGAAATTATTTGACTCAGGGAACTCAGCAGGTAAAATTGCAATGGTGGAACAAGCGTCACAAAAACGCATATCTTATGTTGCACGCAGGTTTGCCGAAACTGGATTTAAAGAGCTATGTAAAGGTGTTTATGATCTTATACTAGACAATTCAGATTCGATATTGAGAGATTACAGTTATTATAATATAACACCTGAGTCTCTTATACCGTTAGACAGTTTAACAGTAGATATAGACGTTGGTGCAAACAGTTCTGCCAATACTCAAGAAAATATGATGATGATGGCACAACAGGTTATGCCTATGTTATATCAGTCTCCTGAGTCAAAAGGTATTATAAATCCAAAAGCTCCTTTTACAATAGCAAAACAATTGCTTGAGTCTATGGGTATTGATAATTGGGTTGACTTTATTGTTGATCCTGAAACCCCTCAGGGACAACAGCAAGCCCAAGCAGCTATGCAGGAAGCCCAGCAAGGTCAAGAGCAGGCAGCTAAAGAAGATCAAGTAGAGCAGCAAAAGATAATGCTTCAGCTTCAAAAACAAATGGCTGACATTCAAAAGAAACAAGCTGATATGGAACTTGACAGAGAAAAGTTTGAGTATCAGAAGACTAAAGATGCTGCTGAGTTACAACTAGAACTTGAGCTTGGTGAACCTACTAAAATTGGATAAATATAAAGGAGGGTTACAATGAGAAGAGTTCCAAAAGGTTATCACAGAACTAAAGACGGAAGAGTAGTTAAAAAAGGTTTGTACTATAATATAAACCAAGCTAAAAAAAAGGGAACAAGTGAATCCGGCAAAGGAACAGTTGAAGATAAGGCGCTTAAACAAGCGGCTAGGACTGCAAAAGCTCGTGGAATAATAAGATAACTAATCTAGGAGGAGATTATGGATGATGTAGAATTTGGTCAACATGCTAAACTTATTGTCGAAAATAAAGTTTTTGATGAAATGTTTAGCAGAGTTAGACTAAAATATCAAAACATGTGGGCTAGTACAGAGCCACAACAAGGGGATTTACGAGAAAGATTGTATAATACTATCGTAGGTCTCACTGATGTTAAAAGAGAGATAGAGTCTGTCGCCACTTTAGGTGACAATGTTGCATACAATAAGGAGAAGGAGGATTCCAAGTGACAAACGAAGAAAAACAAATACTAACTAGCGATTTAGAAATTTTTGAGATACAACACAAAAATGTTATGAGAGATATCAGAGCTTCCCGTGGGGGAATAATGGTACGACAGTTAGTAGAACAATTAAATGCTATAGAGATGGTCATGGACCGTGTAAAAGCAAAAATTACAACAGCTAAAGCCCCGGCTAAAGCTAAAAAATAATTAATCTAGGAGGATTAATAAGATGCCAAAAGAAACTACCCAAACGGATGTGAACGAAGGTTTATCTGAAGAAGAAATGTTAGATGCCCTTGCAGGCGATTTTTTTGAAGAAGAAGATCTACCTGAGCAAGAAGTAGATGACACAGAGGAAGCTGTAGAGGAGAGTGACGATGCCGAAGCAGAAGAGACTGAAGAACTAGAGGGAGAGGAGCAGGAAGAAGAGACAGAAGAGTCAGAGGATGATGGTGAAGACCTACCTGAAAATGATTCTGAGGAAGATTCTGAATTAGATTTAGACTATTTAGTACCAGTTAAGATAGATGGTGAAGAGTCTGAAGTTACTATGCAAGAATTGATCCGTGGTTATCAGACAGCAGCTCACGCCAATAAAAAGTCCATAGATGCAAGTGAACAGTTAAAAATAGCACAAGCACTAGCACAAGAGTCAACCGCTCTTAAAGAAGAAAATGCTAAACTTCTTAGTACAACAGTAGATGCCGAAGAAAGGCAACTGGCTGCGTATGATAGAAAAATCCAACAGCTAATTGCAGATGATGATATGTACGAATTGCCTAAATGGCAAGAAGCTCGTAGAGTCAAGGCAAAAGAGATACAGGAAACTAAGTCTAAAGCTAATCAACTTGAGAAAGAATCTCAACAAGAGCAACAAATGACTTACGATGCTAATCTTCAGGCTTATAAGGAACAAGCAGTGGAACAACTAAACAGTACAATTCCGGGTTGGGAGAAATCTTACGATGAAGTTGTAAATTGGGCTGTAAAAGACTTAGGTCTTCCAGACTTTGCTGACGTAGTTGATCCATCCGTAATTGCACTTATGTACGATTACAAAACTCTTAAAGATGGTCAAAAATCTGCCGTTACTAAACGGAAGAAGGCTCCTGTTAAAAGTGTTAAGGCTAAAAAATCTGTTGACAAAAATGCAAAGGTTAAAGAAAAAGCTGACAACCTTCGTAAGAAGGTGTTACAAGGTGGGGCTACCGAAAACCAACAAGATGAATTTCTTGGAAGCATGGTAGATCAAATCTTAAACTAAAAACTTTTTCTTTTAAATTTAATATTTTTATGGAGAAATTGTAAATGGCAATTTTTAAAACAGAGGATACGAAGGGTAAAAAGGAAGACCTCGCATCTTTTATCTCGATGATTACAAGGGACGAAACACCGTTCTTATCATCAATTGGAACCAAGAAGGCAACTTCTGTGTATCACGAATGGCAGACCGACTCCCTAGCAGCACCTGTCGCTAACGCAAAAGCTGAAGGTCTAGACTTCTCAGCGGCTGATACACCAACGTCTACAACTAGACTTGGTAACTACTCTCAAATTCTTATCAAAGAGATTAAAATCTCAAAGACTTTGGATTCAGTTTCTAAGGCAGGTCGTAATTCTGAATTTGCTTACCAAATGAAGAAGAAAGGTACTGAACTTAAGCGTGACTTAGAGCATGCACTAGTAGGTACTAGACAAATCACTAATGGATCAGGAACAGCTGATACAGTTGGTGACAACACTGGTCGTAACATGGGTGGATACCAATCTTGGATTCCTAAAGAAAACAACTGGGATGCCTCTGCAGGCACACCAGCGTTCCAAGCTGCAGCTGGAGGTGATGGTAAAACAGCACACACAGCAGGTACAGCAGGAACACACACATTAGCGTTAACTGACGTTGATGAAGTAATGCAGAGAGTTTACGAAGAAGGTGGAAAGGCAACAGTAATGATGATGTCTCCAAGCAATAAGCGTTCATTCTCAACACTAGCACAAGGTGCTGGCAACACAAGACGTAACCTTGACGAAAAAGGATCAATCAGACAATCTGTTGAGCTTTATGAGTCAGATTTCGGTGTTGTTAAGGTAGTCCCTAACTACATTCAGGGTCTAGCCAATGGCTTGGACATTTCTGATGGAGTTGGTGGTGCTACTGACGTTTTAGTCTATGACCCAAGCTGGTGGTCAATGGCTAACTTGCGTGCGCTACAAACAGCTGATGTAGGTCAGAAAGGTGACTCTACTGTAGGTATGATTGTAGAAGAGACTACTCTTGAGTGCCGCAACCCACATGGTTCTGCAATGATTTCAGGACTAGGCGTATTAGTTGCTTAATTATAAGTAATTAAATACCATTAAGGGGGTCCTTATGGATCCCCTTTTTTTTATTCAATGGAGGTAATATGGAATCTATTAAATATAACTATAATCAAACTGGTAAATTTAAAGCTGAACAAGATGTAAGTGATTATCTAAGGTATGCTCAAGAGTCTAGATCTATGAGTAGTACTTTTGATAATAGAAAAAGCAACTATCGTAGTTTAGCAATAGTTCCAGATATAGTAGCTATAGATATACTTAATAGGTTTGGATATGACATACATAATAATGATAATGATCAGCATGTCTTAACTAAAATAGCAGATATAATAAAACAATACTACCCTAATTTATTAACAAGTAGTATGATTAACAGTGTAAGGAGATAATATGGCATCGATACAAGACCAAGTTAGCTTAAGAAGTGGTATTACTAGTTGGCTTAATAGGTCGGACTTGACTGACAGTGAGCTAGATCAATTTATTGAAATAGCAGAAGCTAGGTTGTATGAAGAGCTTAGGGTTCCAACTTTAGAAACAACTGAGGCTTATTCTGTAGCAGTTTCTAACTCCAGTATAGCTATACCTGCTGGTTTTATTGAAATAATAGAATTAAAACATTTAAAAGGTGGAACTTGTAGTGTTAGTCCGACTACTAATACAACTAGGGCTTTGTGTACAGCTGCGTCAGGTACTTGGACAGACAGTGACAAGGACGATGATATAGTTTTAAAAAGAATTGACTCTAGAGTGTTCTCTAATAACAAAATAAGAAACGCTTATACTAGAGAATTGACAAGTTTCTTGTTAACAGATAACGAAGGTGAACAAAAAGCATCTGGTGAATATACAATCAAATATTACAAAGCTGAAGACCCAATAGGAACTTACTCGACAACTACTACTGCAGG